AATTTCGGAACGTATCGCTTTTCTTCACGCCATATCGTTGCGCTGTTTTATAAATGCAAGAAATCGGTTTTCCAAACTGTTCTGCAATTTGGGAAGCCGGATGATCGGGATACAATCCGACTATTTCCTGCACCTGCGCCCGGGTTAAATTATTTGACTTTTCCATGTCTATTTATCCGGATTCACAATTATGTGTATGTAACCGCTTTCTATATAATAGACAACTTCGGTAACTATAAAAGACTTCCGTCCGTATTGCAGTAAACTCCCGATTTGGGGCGTTTCATTCAAATTTTTGGGCGCTCTTATTGGAAGTCCGCCAATGTAAAAAATTCGTTTCATGTTATTTGCAAAATTTATACACCCAAAAGTGCTTCACTTTTCCACTGATAATATCATATATCTCATGCCATGTCGGCAATCCTCCAAGATTGTGATCGTCGATATAGACGTCTGCATATACTTTCCGTGATTCATAGCCATAGTCTTTAGCCGAATCCGGAACATGATCATTGATTTGGTCGTATGGGATTTTATGCTTGGTCAACCATTCAACCATTGCAGATTGATCATGACGCTCCCGGCATGTCCATATAATCAGATAATGCCCGTCTGCATTCAGACGTTGCATCGCTTCAACTGCATACGGTTTTGGAGCGCCTGTTTCAGGATACTCTCCCGTATGTAATGTTCCGTCAAAATCTACTGCGATAATCATCGTTTTATATTTTTTGTAAGTTCACGTATTCGTGTTATTTCCCTGTCGCCCGCTTCAAGCAACTGCCTGATCCTTCTCACTCCGGACAGTATCGTTGCATGCGTCCGTCCGCACAGTTTTCCAATTTCCTGATAATTGAATCCGTTTTCATAAAGCAAAAGCCAGTATGTTTCCCGGATGTCGGAAAGCCTTCCCCTTTCGCGTCCAAGTATCTCCAGTTCCGGGACACATACTGCTTTTGAAAATTCAGTAATCATAATCACATTTCATCATCATATATATCAATAGCGTACCTGCTTGTCGCCTTAACGTCTTTTCTAAACATCACCCCGGCGGCAATCCGTAATAAATGTATCTCAAATGAAGCGACACCGCGTCCGTGTAGTTCAGCATATTTTATCCAAAACATCCTAAAATGCTTACTATATTTTATCTTGAATTTCATAAAATTTCCATTTATGTTACCATCCAATTTTTTTAGAAATTTCAGGAGTAAATCCACCAAATTTTTTGAATAACCTGTCTGTAAAATAGGTTGATGCGGGATTTGTAGAATCAAAAAACGCAGGATTTCCTGAACCAAATCTCCACATCCTACACATTTGTTCATGTGTAAGGTTATCAATTTCGTCCTTTAACGCTTCAAACGTTTCCATTATTCAGCCTCTTTTTTAGCCAGTATGTTTCCCGGATGTTGGAAAGCCTTCCTCTTGCACGTCCAAGTATCTCCAGTTCCGGGACGCATACTGCTTTTGAAAATTCAGTGATCATACGTTTCCTTTTTTATTGTTAATCCCAAACGCCTTTAGGAAGGGTAACAAGCCAATTCGCAAGAGGTTCTAATAATTTTTGCTCCTCATCGGAGTAGAAATCATTATTAAACAATCCCTTATAAGCCCTTAAACTGACCGTTTTCCCATCCTTGCGCAAACAATAAGAGTCCAAACAAGCAATAGCAGCGCAAAATCCAATAAATTGGCTATCCTTATTTTTAAATGTCGATCTATTGCCTGTCTTTTCTCTCTTGATTTCAGACAGTCTTGTCATATAGAATAATATCTAAAATATTACTTTTATTAATGCCAACTACTTCATAATCATACAGTGCACCTTTCATTCCATTATTAATCCCAACAATCGCATCCTCGACCGTGTCGCCGGAAGAAAGCATCAATACGTTTATACGCTTTTCTAAACCTGTCTTTTCGTCTAAACTGATAAAGCTGATTTTGCATTTCCACCAAATATTACTTTTAGATATAAAGACCTCTTCGTACTTCACTTTTCTAACGGCAGATACCGAAAATTCACCACTAATATAAGCCTTCATTTCTTCAATTATTCTTGCTTCGGCTTCCGCATGAGAAAGCGCATCGACCAAATACGACTCTGTTACTTTCTTCACAGAGCCTGTTTCCTGCATTTTTTCGTAGGAAATTTTACATTCAAACCAGTTCATACTACAATCTATTAAACGACGGTTCAATTTTTCTCCAAACGCCAAGGTTCGACTTTTCCCAAAAATAGAAATTAGTCTCCGTCCCTTCAATAATATTAGATTCCCGGAACAACTGCATGATTTCGCTGTATTCCGTGCTTCCAAACTGCTGCTCTAACTCATACAGCTTCGATATGGACTTGTAATCCAAATCACCATATTTGTTCCGCTCCAAAAGCATCATTGCCAACTGATACATCGGATCGTCCGACCCTTTGTGCGATTGCTTGATCCAGTCCTGTAAAAACTCGATGAGACGCGATGCTGCAATGTCCGCCCGCTCGTCGAATTTCTTGACTTTGTTCGTTTTTACCTCTATCCGGAAGTTATCCGAAGGAATCAGGAAACTCATCTGGTCGCCCCTGCGTAACTGTCCATATTCTTTCATTACTTCATAAAAAGCAGAGGTTTCACCTACAACAAAATCAAATAACCCCTTTACATCGCCTGCAACAATGCGCACCTTTTGTTCTACCTTATGCAGCAGTTCCGCACGAATACCTTCATAAGCTTCGCGCCGGATTAAAGCCGTTTGGCGTTCTTCTTCCTTTTTCTTTTTCAGTAATTCTTCCAACTGTTCGGAAGATAATTTACTTAAATCCACTTTGTCCATAATAATTTTACTGTTTAAATATTGTTTAATTAAGCATATACGCTTTCAATTGCGTGAGTTGTTTCATCGCCGGTTTTTGAGCGTCTTTACGAAGTATCGCCTCTAATTTCGATATAAGGGACGTTAATTCCTCTTTGGATAAGTGACGGAACGCTTTTCCCGCAATGCGCGGCTGAAGGCAAAATGTATCGACTTTCGCCCAGTCGGTGGTATCGATACCCATTTTTTGCAGCCGCTTCAATACAGATGAACGCAACCGCTTGATTTCGGCTTTGAAATCCGATTCGGCTTGCCCGTATTGCGCCGCCTGCAGGGAATTGCACATCCTGTTGTATTCCTCCGGCTTCATCTCCCGGAGCGACGTTGTCCGCCCCCCGGTGAACGTTCCAACGAGTTCCTGTTTTAATTCGTCGTCCGGATGATCCATTTTGTTGAAAATAGCGAAAAACCTGGAAAAGTTTTTTACGGTTGTCATATTGTATTTTTTTGTTTTGTTTTGTTTTTTCTTAAAGCCATATCCCCGTCATACCAGCGGGCGCCTTCCTCCCAAATGGTGTATATGCCTGTTTCTCCGATAAACCGTCCTTTGGAAAAAGCCCGGTAGCCTTCTACCCAGATTTTCAAAGAGGAATCATACATCACCGACTTGGCGCTGCGTCCCGATGGACTGCCGCCGTCGGCGTGACTGACAAATATCAGCAGCTTTCTCCGGTTCGCCTCTTTGAATCTCAAATAAGCCCGGTAGGTCATTTGCGTGTACTGGTAACTGTCGATAACAATAAAGTCCGGACTTTTCCGCTTTTCCAACCGTTCGCTCAGTACTTCGATCGGCTCGCAATCCAGCATTAAAAGCCGGCGGTTGACGTCCGCCATCTGAAATCGGCGCAGCGTGTTTTGCATCGACAGGCTTACGCCTTCTTCCAAACTGTCGAACGCCACTTTTCCAAACTTTGTGAGTTCCTTGCACAGCTGTACGACAAAACTCGTTTTCCCATTGCCCGAACCTCCCCAAATAAACCACACGCCATGCGCTTCCGGAGTTCCGAAAGCGTCGCGCCAGGCGCCGGTAAATTCTAATACCTTTTTCTTCGACAGGAGAACTTCCGACGGGGAGAGCGCTCGCTTGACGCCCTGATTTTTCTTTTTCTCTTTTTTGTCTTTAGCTTCCATTTGAACAGCGTTTGAACAGTGTTTTTACGATCGTTTCCTGTTCTCTGCATTCACTTTCTTATACACCCGCCTGAGGTCGAACTTGCAGGCTTCGGCGTCCTTGATGATACGCGAGAGGGTGGCCTCGTCGCTCACCCCGTTGGCACGCGCAATGGCATATATATCGTTCGCCGTGACCGGTTCCGCCTGGTAGAACTTCCGCCCGATCCGGCTTTCTATTTCCTGATAACCTTTCTTGTCGTACTGGATGCCCGACAGCATCCGGCGCTGCATGTACGACGTGGAAAGAAACACGATGCCGGCTTTGTCTTTCAACCGGTTGTAGAGCGTGATAAAATAGTACAATACATTATCGCTCAACTTGTCGCCTTCGTCGATGATGAGCAGCGGACTGTCCTGTTCGCTCAGCTCTGAAATAATCAGCATCAGTATCTCGCGGATACGCTTGTTCCGGCTC